ACCCATATCTCAGACTGTTCTTTACGGATCGTTGGGATCAGCACGTTCCAACTAGTTTTTGATACGGTTTGAGCTTCTTCAACCCAGCAAATATCAACACCTTCAAAGGATTTAACGTTGCTGATGTTGTTCTTTAACCCAACAAAGAAAAACTCTGAGCCGTTTTTACCCTTAATTGATGCCTGGGTAATCTCGTAGAACCCATCGAGGCCCAGCTCGCTAATCTGATCCGATAGCAACTTATGCACCGAATCTTTAATTGAGGTCTGGTATTCACGTGCGCACAGTATGCGTAACTGGTCACGAGCTGCGAGGATTAGTAACGCTCTCGCCACGCCCCAAGACTTAGCACCGCCTCGACCACCGAATAGAACCCGATACCTTGAGTGTGGTGGATCAAACAGACAAGACAGTTTCTCTGGAAACTCAGCCTTCGCTATTGCTTGCGCTAGATTCATTGGGTGCAATAAAAGTTACTTGAATTCCGGCTAACAATGCTGAACCGTCAGAATTTTCTAAAGTGTTTGCTTGGATGGGTTTGCCATCAATGCGATCTATCAGCTCTTTAATTGCCCATTGCTCGTTTTCTTCAGCTGCAGAAATAAGGTTTTCTACAATTAACTGCACTCTATGCGGGTTTTGCACAAGATTCTTTCTTAGAGCGTCATAAAACAGTCTTGATTTAGCAGCATTAGCATTACCTGCTGGCGCACCCATTTGTTTCAACCTCTAAATATATGAAAATTAAGGCAATTGAATAAATTTCCAACGTTTCGGAACTAAGTCAGGTTTGTGTTCTGCCAATCCTAACATTAATGTCGCAAATCTATTCATTTTCTTAAAATCTTTATCTTTTACCGCTTTTTGATACCAACCACCAAATAATTTCTTCATCATAAAAAATTGGTCTTGTTTAAATCCTTGCTCAAAACCTTCGCCACCTTTTGCTATGTTTGTAAGGTTTGCGCCCAATTCTTTAAATTCTTTAATGTACTTAATTTCTGCGTTTTGCCAATCTTTAGGGTCAACACAATCAATAATTTCAAATACAGGTTTTTTGTTTTGTTCTAACAACGATCTAATCCAATCACATTTCAATGTTTGTTTGTTAGATTTAGCTTCAAAAATATGAGATACATATCTATCGTTAGGGTAGATAGTTTTACCTACATATCGTGGTTCACCGTTTACTGGGTCACACAACATATAGATATAAACTGCATCGCTCATTCGTTAGCCATTGAATCAGAGTTAGCTTGCTCTTGGTCAATATCGTCCTGTGTTTCAGGGTTATCGACCACAGCATTGTATTCGTTCATCAGGCTGTCCGGTACACCAGGCTGTTTAAGTAACGCTAATACATCCTGATTTAGCTCATCCACGGTTTGTGGCGATGGGTAAGGTAAATAAACGTTAGGAGTCATTTCTTAGCAGTCTTAGCAGCGAGCTTAAAGGCTTTGGCTGTGGGTGCGCCTTCTGTGCTAGGCTTACGCATCTTCTCTTTTGCGCCTTTCTCGATGCGCTCACGTTTTGCGTGGATATTTGCATATAGTCCGGTTTTCAACATTTCCACCTTTTAAGTGCTGCTTTAGCCCGTTCTGCTGGCCCTTTTGCTTGAGCCACAACGCCGCCCATTCTGGCGCAAAAACTAGCCTTACGACCTTTATCTGCATCTGTCTTAGGTTTCGGTGCTGGTGCTTTTAAGTTGCTACCTGTGGCTTCGTTGTACTTAGCTCGACCTTTAGCCGTTAATCCTGCGCCCTGGCTAACAGGTAACTTTTCGCCACGCCCAACAGATAACGACACAGATTTCTTAGCCATTATTTTTTCTTGCGCTTGAAAGCAATAATTAGAGCAGCAAGCGGCATCTTACCGCTTTGCTCTTTTTTTGCCTTGGGTTCTGGTTTCTTATGCACAATGAATTATTGCAAAGTTGAGAACAACAGCCTCAGCCAATGGGCTTGCGCTAATGTTACGCAGAGTAATTGTTGCCGAACCAGCTGTCATGCTAGACACAAAAGCGTTGTAACTTGCTGATGTACCGTTAGTTACATTTAAAAGCAATACGTCTTTAGCTGACAATAAGCTGTTGGTCAGCGTAAAGGTCACGTTAGTCGTAGCCGCTAATGAAGCGTTGTTCATCGTGATTTGACCAGCAGAGGTATTTAAAGTTACCGCTGTTGATTTGCTAGTGGCTTGGGTAACTGTACCTTGTGCGCCAGCTGTGTAACCAATTTCAGTGCTAGCGTATACAGTTGTTCCGACTACAGAACTAGGCGTTACTGCGCCGATAGGTGAGTTATCAACCGAACCACCGTCAATGGATTGGTCACTGTATGCAACACCGATTGCTTTTGAATTAGGCATTATATTTTCCTATTGAACGAAACAGACATCTTTCCAAGACATGATGAGATAACGCTTACCGTCTACGAAATGCTCTTGATACTTTAGATACTCGTCTCTGCCCATAGTGCCATACCGGACAAATTCGTTTACTTTCAAATGCTTTGCTGCGTCTGGGCCTGTTGCTACTACAACGCCCATATTATCCTTTTCAGCCATTATGACTTGCAGAACCTCGCTTTTTACCCGTTCTAAGGGTTCGATAACGATTCTGTCTCTCAATGGGCGAAGATTCATTTATTCCTCTGAAAACTGACGTAGTTTATAAACCGTAGTATTCAACAATTCCATTACAGCATCTACCGAATTTTGAATTTCTGAATCTTGAGCAATAAGTTTACGCTGACTTGTAACGTATTCTTGAATCTCAGTCATGTATTGCAGAGGTGAATCCTCCATCATGAAATGATCTTCAAAGTCCGTAATAGTAGAATACTTGCCAAATAGACTTTCTGCAAGAGTATCAACTAAATCAGGCATTTGCTTGTAATATTTGCCTAAAGCCTTATGAATTGAGTAACTAGGCGTTTTCCAATGAAGTACATGGGCAATGGTCGCTGAGTGCAGCAAAACCATTAGTAACCTCGATGCTGCGTCTAGTTCTTTCATCTTAACCTCATAGGGTAGCTATGATTATTGTACAACCCCCGCCTGATTTTATCACCCCCCTGCCAATTTCTATTTTGTCAAACTGGCTGTCATCGTCAAACACGCCTGCGTTGCCTAAACTGTCGAGCAAACTTTTAAGTCTGTTATCCAAGTCCTGCTTTCTACGATCTTTCGGGAATATTGTGATAATGGCCTGAAGTCTGGCATCGCCAAAGTATGGGATTTTGTTAATTAAAACGTATTCTTTGACGGTTTGTTTGTAGTCCCTTGCAGCCTTGGACAGTATTGTTCTGCCGTGGAAATTGCGCCAGTAAGCGTTTACTGACGGTGGTAAGGGAAGTTGTAGCGTGGCTAACATAACAAAGATTGTTGTATTTGTTCAGGCACAAAGAAATTCCACCGTGCAGGCGCATTATGCGACTCAATTCTTGCTCTCATTACTTGCGCCCTGACTTCTTTGCTTGGTGGCATATAATTTCCCTTCCAAGATTGGTCTATGCCAATATTCCTGCCAATGTTTGTGCTGTCAGCTGACGCAAACGGTAGCTTTGTGAATATTTCAGGGTTCAACATCCGCAGGCCGTGCAACTTTACTAATGGTTGACCGTCATCATTACAGATCACCCGCATTGCCTGGGCAATACGTTGCCACCACTGTTGTGTGCCGATTGTTGCGTAATTGCCGCTACTGCCTAAACAAATCCTTGGATAATCATTTGCCAAGCGTTCAAGCCTGTCAAATGATTCGTGCATATGCCAAACTGGTGCGCCAAACCATCTAGGCAATGACCATTCGGTTAATAGCGCATCGTTATCGGCCTCGTTCCCGTCAATTACGTCAGGAATCACCGCAAAGTCGCAAGACGGGACGAGTTTAGCTTTTGCTGCCCATTCGTAGTATCCCGACCAATCCAATATCGGTTTTCCCTTTTTCCATGCGCTAAATGCCCCATTGTCTACGGCAAAACTTTGGCAAACCTCTATAGCAATGGGCAATTGTTCAGGATGGGCATAACTGATAAAGGCATGGCCTGTTGTGATTGCTAACGCTGCCGCAGTACCAGGTGTAATCGGCAGACCATGATAATGAATCATTCAACACCTTGATAAATTACGCCAAATCCTAATGATGGTCGTTCAACTTTTACACCGACCAATGGAAAATGCTCTAACTCGTTCCATATAAATTTGGCAATATTTTCGCTTGTAGGTACTGCAATAAAATCGTTTAAGTATTTATGGTCAAGCAAATCTTTAACAATTAAGATTTCATCTGTAACTTCAGCTTCACGAATTACATAATCGTCTGAATTTTCACCCCAAATGCAAACTTCAACATGGTAAGTATGACCATGAACCTGTGGATAATCCGGTAATGTGTGAGCGGCTTCAAAAGTAAATTGTTTAAATAATTTCATA